CTGCAACTCTCTTGGCTACTTCTGCCTCAAGTGCTTCCTCTGCTTCCCTGTCAGCCTTCTCTGTTTTCAGAGCATCTAACTCTGCCTTTAGGGATGTAAGTTCGTCATCTGAATCGTCAACAATTTCCTCGTCAACAACTTCTGATTTCTGCATCATGTCAAGAGTTTCCATAATGGTCTTGAGGGCTGATGCGACCTCGATAAGAGCCTCTCTTGGAGAAGGCATTGGAACTTCCTCAGTTTCCTCAACAGTCTTTTCCTCAACTGCCTCTATCTCGGTTGTCTGTTCGACAACATCTTCCATAACTTCGGGAGTGTCGAGAACTGCGGTTTCTTCCTCAGTTGCAACTGCATCTTCGGTGATGATGTCCATATCTTCGGAGGTCATTGAACTAACGGATGAATCGAGGGGGATATTAACTGAATCGCCTGAATCAATTTTATTCTCAATGGATTCCAACCTGTCTAAAATGGTTGAAATTGATTTGTATTCGTCATCTTCTGTGTCAGAATACCCTACTTCTTCCGGCATATCTCCAGTATCGACATCTATTCCTTCCCACTCATCAGACTTGCCATAGACAACTGTGATGTATTGGTCATCTTCTTCGATGCGAACTATGTGTTTCTCGGTAGCATCGAATCCGAGTTTGGAACTGTGACCATCAGCAGGTTCTTCATCGCAACAATCTCCACCGCAGTTGCAATCATGTGTGTCGAGTCCGACACGCACAGACTTCTGAACTGAGAACAGAGCATCGGGGCTTGCTGGAACATCGACCACAGAAGTTTCGACCCAATCAATCTCGGTGAACTTCATGTAGCAACTGTCGTCATCTGCACATTCCTTGACTGCCGCTTTTGCAATGAATCCGATTGAGAACGCTTTGAGCATTCCCTTTCGTATCTTGCGCGTGATGTCTTTCTCGCCACCATCAATTACTGCACTTCCCATCGGCATAGAAACACCGTTGACTTCTTCCATAGTCACATCAGTCATTCGACCAATAACACCGTATGTTTTGGAGTGGTTGTATAGTATGACTGGGTTCTTGGAATACTTCTCCCAAGCAGTCATGATTGCCTTTGCTTCAACTAACTCTCCATGCCTGTCGAGCATATCATCTCCACCGACATAAACTGCGCCACGAATCTTCACATCATCTGCATCAGATGGTTGAACTGCCTTATCGACTTTGAAGGGTGTGATAATCCTGTAATGAATCTCAACGGGCATTGACTTTCCAGCCTTAGATTCAAATGTATTATCCTCAACTATGGTTGCATCATCAATATCGAAAGTCTTGGACATATCTCCTTCCTCAGAAGTGATGGTTCTTGACTGATTCGCTTTTGCATCCCCACACGCATTGTTGCACATTGAATAGGCCATTGCGATTGCTTGTTTGCTGGGTGTCTGAGGTTTCTCAGTCATGATATCGGCTATCTTTCTCTCGACACATTCCTCAAACTTCTCATCTTCCATTCTGCATGGTGGACTCTTGATTGGAGTTGCGTCATCTGATGGTTCTTTTGGCACTACCTATCCCCCCTCAACATCATGTCCAATTTGGTTTTGATTTCAGCAAGTTGGACTTTCACATCTTGCATATCTTCTTTGGCTTTCCGATGGTGTGCGCCAAACTCATTCTTCACTTCATAGAGAGCGAATACCATGAATCGGTATAATGCGTAAATCGACCCCAAAAGCAAGACCAGTGGCAATCCATAATCTTCCACCATAGATAGTGCGGAGAGAGCATCAGTCAAACTTCCCACCATCCATGATAAATCACAAAAACCCGTAGTGTTTCTTGTATGCCGCCAGTGAGATTTCCAACTCTCTCTTGATGTCTTTTCTCGATGCACCCATTTCTTCTAACAACGCGGGTCGGAGATATGGTTTTGCTGGAAATGGTGCGCGACTGAATCTTCCGAACTCAATCACTTTGGCATAATCGACATTCGTTCCACCGCCACCGAATGCAACAATTCTCTGTGTTGGTGTGAAGCCCATTTCGACTCGACCACTCGCCCGAAGCGCACCAGTATCGACCACAACTCTGTTCTTTGCATTAACCAAAATCCGGTTAGCCAAAATATCAACAAATCGCAATGTTGTTTTGGTTTTCATTGTCTTGCTTCCGCGCATTAAATCGGCGGCAAACTTGGAGAATGGATTGCCCCCTTTACTCGCCATTATTCTCACACCAACAGATTATCTTCTGCACCCTCAACATCCGGTCTGAGAATCTCATCATCGGGTATTGGTGCAACTGGTGATACTTCGTCTGACGGTTCGTATGCAACAAAATCACAACGACAGTTTGGATGGGCTGGCAGAACTCCACCAGCCTTGTCAAGTCGATACACCGCATTCTCAAATGGAACACAAGTATCTTTGTCGGTCACGGTGTCAATTGTGACCAATCTTTGCACTTGTTTGAATCCAACTTTCTTCATTCCTGAAAGATGTGCATTCACAACAACCCTGCGTGTTTCAGTTCGTGCAATTCTATCGTAGTAGTAGCGAGGGAATGCCTTGCCAGTTGGGTCGATTCGATATCTCATGTTCCTTGATACCCATTGCCAATTTTGGTTCTCAGCAATTGCCTGTTGGAATACGGTCATTACCTCTTTTCTGTATGCCCCAAGTGTATTCCTCAACGCCGGAACTCTCCATTGAGCATTCCAATATCTCATTGCTTCTGCATCTTGCAAATCAAACGATATTCCAACGCCTGTCGCCGCCGCCATCGCCGCTAATGTGCTGTCGAATCCGACAGTCAAAGATGTGGAAGCGGCAACGGTTTGTTTGTCGAGAAGTTCCTGTAATTCTCTATCGAGTAAATCAACCATCCAAACCAACTCATCTCCACCAACTGCTTTGGTGATTTTTCCATCCATAGAACCTGTCGGCCTCGACACATCTCCAAGTGAATACTCAAACACATCGTTGGGGTTGATTCGCTCAGAGATTCTTTCGATTAGCCTGTCAGAGAACTCTTGTTGATTTTGGAAAAACTTCTTCTCAGTTTCTCTTGTTGTTGACCTCTCAATTCTGTCGTATTGAGTTTGGCTCGCATCAGTTATTTTTTTTTTCATCTCTTGAAGTTCTTCCACCGAGTAAGTGACCTCAGATTCAGGCTCACTAAACTTCGGCATTTCCAATTCCTCGTCATCGTCATGGTCATCCATCGGATTCGGGAATAATTCATCCAAACCTATCGTGTCGGAATCGACATCATCTTCTGTGTCATGTGGTTGATTGATTGAGAGTTTTGGACTGATGAAGAATGGGTCGTTTGCATCTGCTTCCTGAATTAGTGGGAAGCCCAAGATTTCTCTTGCTTCGTTGATTGAAATTGCACCCTCTTGTCTGAGTGTTGCAAGTGCCTGAGCCTGAGCCTTGAGAGTTTCTGCTCGCTCTGTTTCTCTCGATGGTCTGATACTGATGAACTTGAACTTCCAATCAGTAATTCCGAGCAATGGAAGAATGCGATTATTCATCATTGAGGATAGTCTTGAATGATATGATTCGATAACATCATACCAAGCATCCAATTGTTGCTCAGGATTTGCTAACTTACCTGTCTGAACCCATCCTAATTTCATTGGTGGGATTCCGAATACCGCACAGATTTCTTCTCGGTAGTAATAGAGTAAATCGAGTTGCGCCCCCTCTCTCGTTGAGTCAATCAATCGGTGCATATTGAATCCAGTTCCACCGTTTATTGCAATCAGTCCAAATGGTGATTTTCCGCCTGAGAGTTGTTGCTCGATAAGACCCAACATTGACTTCATTTCACTGTTGGAAATATCACCAACATTCAGGATGGTTTTGGGCAGAGTTCCAGTGTAAAGCATATTGAGATAATTAGACAGATTCAACTGCCCTGCAATAATCTCCATGAGAGGAATCAACGGACTTGAACCGTAGCCCCTTCCTTGTCTAAACTTGGAGATGTGAATTACCTTGTTTGCATCGAACTTTCTTGTGTTCTTGTCAATGGTCTGAACATACGCCATCTTAGGGGGCTTCGGAGTCTGATTTGCTGGAACGAGTTTCATGGATTCTGCTGGTATAGTCCAAATTGCTTGAAGGTCGCCACCATATACCCAATCTTCACCATTTACAGACGATTTGTCGGCACTTCCATCGAGTTCCAAGTAGGCATCCCCAAAGAGGATTAAATCGAACAGAAGCGACTCCAGCCACTCATCACCCATATCATCAGGATTGGGTCGTTGAAAGAACTCACGAATCTTATCCAATTGCTCTTGGCTTCCATCCTCTTTTCCTTCTGCAAGAATGAAATGATATCCATTCGCCAATGTGTCATCAACACACCTACGAAGAATTGCATTGACCACCTCTGATTTCAGTGAAATCTGCCTGAGAAGATTGTATGAAACTTGGGTGTCTGCACCCGTCTTAGATTGCCTACCAACAGTGGTCGCCATTCCTATCTTTGATAGTGATGCTAATGTCTTTCCATCCCATACCATATCTTGCCCATTTACATCGGCCTTCCCATTGATTAAATCAGACAATTTCTGAGCATCAGATGGGTCGGCTCGCCTTCTCAAAAGACGGTCAAGAAAACTGCGCTGACGCTCTGCCATGCTCAGTCGTGTTGCTTTCCGGTTTTTCACCATACCCCATCATGGAAGTTTATCGGGATTCAGGAACATGAAGGAAAGAATGAACAGTGCGATGACTAAACAACACGCTTCATCCATCAGACTTCAATCCCAAACCAGTTCACTGCTTGGGTATATTCACCATGAATCTCAAAGGTTGCAAAGATGTCATATTTGCCAGTTCCAATCAACCCGTCTGTTAGATTCACATAATCCCAATCTTGGTAATATGTTTCGTAGGTCAACTGATTTTGCAACCCTGTCCAGTTGCCACTTTCATTGTGATAAATTGTCCAAATCACTGTGAGATTGTGTGGCTCATCATCACACGCCAAATCAGCATCCCATGTGAAAAGGAATGTTTCGTTATCGTATTCCCACCATGCATCATACATGATTGGGTCACATGATTCCGCCTCATCGGGGGGATATTCACAAGAGCCGTCATCGTTGTCTGCATAAGGGTCGTAATTGGTTGCTTCATCATCGGTGCAACCCCATGTTTCTTCTTCTTCCTCAAACTCGCATGAGCCGTCATCTTCCCATGCTTCTTCATCATAATTCAAGGCATCTTCATCGGTGCAACCATAGATGATTTCCGGTTCTTCACAACTATCCGTTTCTTCACAATCTTCGGGTTCATCTTCGGGTTCATCTGAACCATCTCGACAGTTCTTGTAGCCGTCATCAACAAGTGATGCTTGGATGGTCGAACCATCACCACAGGTGAAGTCATCTTCCCACTCCCAATCATCATCTCCAACCCACTCATCATCTCCATTCCCCATTGGTGTGAAATCAACAATTCCAATCGCTTCTGCGGCTGGTAAGATGAGAGCAATAATCGAGGCCAATGTGATAATCAGTTGACGAAGTTCCGTAGCCCTTTCATTTACGACTTCAATGATTGAATCTGCTTCCTCTTGAGTCAATGTCATTCTCTCCTACTCCACTCCATTCAGAGGCGAGGATATTGACGGTATCGGATTACAACATCATTGGTATTCCAACACTGGCTGAAACGGCGGCAACGAACAGAACCATCATCTTCTGATTCCACTGCTCAACAAACTTCTCAACTGGTTCTAATCGAGTTCTAACAACGGCCATCGTAGTTCTGAGATTAGCCATATCTTTTTCGATATGTGCAAGATGGTTTTCCTTGATTGATGAAATGTCATCTCTCATTTGATTCATGGATTCTCTCAAGTGTTTGAGTTCGTCTGAATCCGTCAAAAAAATCCCTCACCATTTTCAATTATGCCGTGTCGGTTTCGACAGGTGCTTGGTCTGCTTCTGCAAGTCTTGCAATTAACTCAGCCTTAGTTCCTGATGTTGGTAGCCCCTTCGCTTTGCAAAGTTCAACTAACTCCGCCTTCTTCTTGGCTTCCATCCCATCAACAACATCTTCAACTGCGTCTGCAACATCGTCTATTTTCGACTCGCTCTCTGTCAAAGTATCAATGACTTCATCAAGACTGATTTTACCATCAGCCATGATGGTCTTGTATTTCTTCAATCCCCAAACTACGAGTCCGAGTATAGCGGCCAAAGCCACAATCCAAAGTTCCATTTCAACGCCCATTATTTCCATTTATTCACACTCCTTTTTTTCCTTTCTTGGTGTTGTATTCATCCATGTCCAAATCATGCTTCTGCCTTAGTGCGGCTTGCTCATGTTCGTGAGTAATTCTGACCATCTCCAACTCCTTTCCATGAAGTAAGAATGCAGATGAGTTTTGGAGTTCGGATTCAATACGATTTGGCAACGCCCCTAACTCTGCGGCTTGCTCTCCCTTCCATGACTCTAAGACCGAGTTCATGAATAGCAATGCGGGTGAACCAACGATGGCAATTAGAGCCACATAGAAATCGAGATTATCTTGCACCTGTCCTGTGTCATCTTGGATTCCTGAATAGATGACATAACAAGCAAAACCAAGCCAACTCAGAATCAATGGAACACCGAGAACTAACAACATCATGTCGTTGAATGTGAATGGTTTCTTTGGTCGATTTGGCGGCTTGTTTGGGGAGTCTGTAAGAGCCATGCTAACACCTTGATTCAAAATCTGTTGAGTTGAGGGTCTTTACCATTTCGTAATTTGACGGGATATATCCAACGAATCTCAAACATATTCCATTGATATCCATAGGATAGTCAGATTAGGAAGTATTGATAAGCAAATGCTTAGTGGCTCTGAGTAATGTCGACCATCCTAACATGGGCAAAAGCAATACGAGCAATATGGAATGCACCTCTCCGAAAGGAGATGCTACGCAACGGAGAGTTCATCGCTTCCCATCTGCAAATGATAGTTCCTCACCTGATAACACTGGACATCGTAGTGGACTTCCTAATGGGGGTTTTCTGAATGCAATATGAACGATGGGTATGTGGCGGAATCTATTACGGTGCAAACCGTGATGGAACACAGAGAACTGAGCCACGATGTATCTGCACCAAGAATTGCACACCAACTCCCTATGACTGGGAAGCACACAGGAGATGAAAAATATGGGTTATTACAACAGAAGGAAACAATCAACGAGAGTAGCACTGGAAAGACAAATCAAGCGGCTTCCGACTTCGGAATATCCGCGCATTATGCTGATAAATCCAGCACGAACTGGTCGATGGAATGAATACATTCCATGCCCTGATTCAACTAAGCCAGTTGAGGGATATTCCGTATATCACAATAGCCCACAAAATGCGGCAAATGATTTTGCCGCTAAAGCAGGTATTTCGATTGAAGAAGTTCGTCAAGTTTTGGCTGATGGCTACGCTCAGATAGATGTCCACGAAAATAGCATCAGAGGATGGTGCAATGATGCTGATGCAGACTCAGTTCGCCGCATGGCATGGAAGATGCACACATGGAGTCACTGTGGTTGCAAGCGATGTCTTTCAACAGGCACAAGTCGCATGACTACGGAAGGCAAGGCTCGCCAGCGCGACCTCGACAACAACGGTTGCAAGGCTTGCAATGGAACTGGAATACTTTCCAAGTGGTCAACCACGAACACTGGACTTCTCCGATGGTCATTCCCTGCGTCATGGACTAAGAGCGAATGCACCAACTTCTTGCAAGCCAAGATTGACCGAGCAGAGGCAATCAGGGTTGGGAAGGCAAATGCAAAGGAAGCACGAAGGGTTGCTAAGATTGCAGATGCTTTGGCTACCAACGACAGAATGATGATTGTCGAAACTGGTTGCACCCTTGAGGAAATCAAGACGGCTTGCCCTAACAATTCCTTCATCCGAGATGTCTGTGAGAAGGGCATGAATGGGGTCGTTCTATCCCTAAAGCAATTGGAAGCATTGGGCAAGTCCTACGAGCGTCAAATGGGCATGAATGATGCAAACGAGGAATACAAGAAAACTGCGTCAGAAGTTCCAAGTGGCCGACACGAAGTAGTCGGTGAAGTTCTATCTGTAAAGTGGAAGGATTCTCACTATGGCGGGGCTTACAAAGCAGTCGTCAAGACCTCTGACTACAAGGTGTATGGAACAGTGCCTTCTGCACTTGTGAAGATATGTGGCGGCGACCCATCTATGCTGGTTGGAAGCACCATCAAGTTCACCGCAACTCTAACCCCAAAGGAAGTTGGATTCGGGTTCTATTCCCGCCCAACAAATGCAGTTGAACTATGATTACTGAATAACGAAACAAACTGGGGGGATGGCTTCGGCCATCTCCCCTTTTTTTTGTTTTCAAATCTCAATCGAAAACAAATCCAAATCCAAATCCAAAACTATCCAATGTTCCGTGTCGGATTCGACAGATGCAAATAGAGCCAATCTGAGCGTCTTTCTTCCATCGGAGGTAGTTTGAGATACCTGAATCAAAAGAGTGGCTCAGAACGATTCTATTGATATCAGAATTGACTAATTTGAAAGGAATAGTCAGAATAGGAGTATTGATATGTGGATGGCCTCTCCCCGAACCAATAGCCTACACACCGGAGATGACGAAAAATGAACATTTACTACAACCGAAACCCATTCTGCCAGCAAACGACCATCACAGTAGCAGGTCTGAGCCGAACACACGCTCGACTACCTGATGCTGTGTATGCTGATTTCCAAATCAGCCATGTGAACCGATGTGTTCGCTGGGGAACTGTCGATGCCCTATCCGAAGGGTTAGATGCAATATACACAGTCATGAACTCATACACAAGCAACCCACTATCAAACGGGTATTTGGATGAGTTCAACCCAATGGCAAGCCTACAAACATGGGTTCGTGGCGAGCGACTTCACACATCAATGTCCGTTGGAGATGTTGTCGAGTTTGAGGGAACTTACTACCTCTGCGCTGACTTCGGCTGGACAGTTCTGAACTGAATAATTACCTAACGAAATTGGGGGGTCGCCTTCGGGCGACTCCCCTTTTTTTTGTTTTCAAATCGCAACCATATTGACCCCCGACTAATCAGATGTGTCCGTGAGCGATGCTCTGAGTGTTAGATTAACGGCGGCACAGGCAAGAGAGATTGCAATATATCCCGATAGGTGGGCGCAGTATTTTCGCACCATCAATGGGAAGCCATTCAGCCTCCATTTGCGACCATACCTGATTGAGATTTACAGGCACTTCCAACCCAGCAAAAAATCGGGCAAAACCAAGATGATTATTCTCAAGTGTAGTAGGAAGGTTGAGAAAACTGAAACCATCTGTAATTTGCTCATGTATGGACTCCTGAACATACCATACTTCAACGCAGTCTATACTGCCCCAAGACAACCGCAGGTGAGTAGGTTTGTCGATGAGAGATTCAATGGTGCGCTGATGTCCAGCATCAATGGTGGATGCCTCATGAAACCGAGAGTCAAGACCTCCGTGAGTCATCAGACATTCAATGTCGGCGCGAGGTCGCTGAACCACCTGTATGCTTACTCAAATTGGGGAGATGCACATGGTCTGTTAGGTATCGAAGCCGACATGGTGTGTATTGACGAATATCAGGATTCGGGCGCAGATGTTCTGCCCATGCTTGTCGAGATGTTGGCACTATCAGAATACAAGTGGGTTCTCGTCAGTGGAACGGCGAGAGAACAGGGTTCTGACTTTTGGAAACTTTGGGAGAAATCCAGCAAGGGAGAATGGACTGGAAATGAGTGGGTTCATGGAGATTCTGATGATGACATAATTGGATATCACATCAGTCAGAAAATGCACCCTGAGATTACGGATGAAGATATCCAAATGAAGAAGGCAACTTACACACCTCGCAGATATGCAAACGAAGTTCTTGGAGAGTTCTTTGCTGGTTCGACAAAACCTCTGACTTTCGATGAGGCATTACGGGCTGTCGACACCGACAGGAAGATTCTGAGATTTGTGGAAGCACCGGAAGAAACTGTGATGGGTGTTGATTGGGGGAATCAAACCACAGTTGTCATCATGAGGAAAAACGGGGAGATAGTGAATTGCCTCAAGTTGGATTCAAGAGCCGATTTTGAAAATGATGAAGTTGAGGAAATCAAGAATCTGATTGAGAGATACAATTGTGTCCAAGTCGTCTGTGATATCGGGTATGGGGCAAGACAGGTCAAAGAACTCCAAAGGCAATATGGAGAGATGGTCAAATCTTGCTATTATTCCAGCCGACCATTGACTCCATTCCAATACAAAAAAAGAGATAACAATAGGAATCTGATTTACATGGCTGTTGTCGACAGAACATCCTACATTGAATCAACCATCGAGGCAATCAAAAATGAGGAAATATCCCTTCCATACAAAACGACAGATTTGGAATGGGTTTTGCATGAATGGACATCTTTGAACTCATCATCAGAACAGGATGAACAGAACATGAGGCCAATTCATTCTCAGAGCAAGACAAAGTTCGGCAGAGATGGTGATGACCACGCTTTCCATGCTTTGCTCTATGCGAGGTTGGCTATTGGATTCGATGAAGATAGTGGATTGCCCCAAATTGGGGTGTTTGGCGACTAAATCTTACGGATATCAATAAAACGCTATCTGAGCCGTTTTGTTGGTGTAGTGGTAGGTATTGACCTGAAAGGCAAAAGGGTCGCTCTATGGGCTTCTAAATGGCCTTAAATCGGAAAATTGGGCTTCTGACACAGTTCGGCTGGGGATTCTGAGGTAGGAATGGTCAGAATGGGCGTTTTTTGATTGAATCTAACCGCGTCTGTTGTGATAGTGAAATTATGTCACCAGTGACAAAATCTGCTGGCAACACAAAAACGACCTGTCGAGTTCGACACAGAGCAAATCGAAATCGACACGGTTTTTCAGAGAAAAAAAATCTCAATCGTGTTCGATTAGAATATCACAAGTTGCACTGTTCAGAGTTAGAACGCAAATCAATCCGGCTGGGAAGAATAGAGAAGCAAAACCGTATGCGACTGCACCCTGAGCAAGAGTGAATGTATGAACGAGATTTGCGGCGACAACATCACCCACAACTTTGCCGTTGTATAGTTTCAAAGTTGCCGCAGAATTAGTTGTGTTTCCAGCAATGGAAAGTAGGTTGGTTGGTGCTACTGAAACGAAGTTGTTTCCAGCAGACAAACTGAACGCACGATTGCCCATAATTCCGTTCAGGCTGATTTGGGGTTAAAGAGCAAATTGGTGTAATCCCATTCGATACCAATTGAGTATTCATCGAACACACATGGGCAGTGCGACCTGTCATCATCCTCGCCGGAGATGAAGGCGGGAAGGCCACAGGCCACACATACACCATGAGTGTCGGTTATCTTCATCAGAGCAACTCTCCTGATGTTGATTGTAGTTTGAGTTCTGACCACTCGTCAAGAGCAGACCTTGCCAAGTCCTCATCATCGAAGGTCATGATGACCTCGTTGGTGTCCAAATCGACCACTGCCCACTGTCCACCCTCAAGAAGCATAACCATCCTTGATACGGCATTCTCCATCTCAGCCTCGATAGCCTTTGCAGACTTCTTGCCGTGAGGTAGTTTTCCGTTCTTTGCACAGGTTGCCCCATAGCCGTGAACCAATGACTCAGGAGTGGATAGAGGAAGTCCACAGAAGCAACAGAATCCTGACCTGCGGCCAAGTCTGCGAACAGTTGCGATTGGGTCAATCTTGAGCGACTCCAAAACAATCTGAACATCAACTGGAAGGTTGAGTGTAGGAGTCATAGTTCCCATGCCTCTGAGGACTGTTCCTCTCTTGACTGCCTTGCCCTGTTGGAGATATCTCTTACTGTCCTGAGAGTATGCTCTCTCGGCCTCTGTGATAGTCAAGAAGTGGGTATCATCGAGGTGAGTTGTTGTGTGTCCATTCACATCGACTGAGGTAGTCTTGCGAGTGGTCTTGGTTGGCCTTACTACGAGTTCCCTCTGATATGGATTGAATGTTTCAACACCCTTCGTTCCCCATCGTGGAACTTGAGGGTCAGGTGCTTCCTCAGTGTCAGCCTCGACAACAAGGGTGATTGCTGGCCTCTTGAGAGGTCGGCCATTCTCACTTCCCTCAAACTGGTCGAACAGTTCCACGACTGCTTCCCAACCATCTTGCTTTGCGGCTTCATCAGGAGTAGCGGCACTGCCCCTGTCAGTCAACTTACGAACCCAAATGAGTTGCTTTGGAGAGCATCTTCCATACCTATCCCAAGAACTGATTAGGTCGTGTGCAAACTTCGCATCCCTTGCGTCAAGAGAATCGACAACTGCCCTCAGTTTATCCACATCGGGATTGGGTCGAGTCACTGGTGCTTGACCGAGTTTCTTGACCCAGTGCATTTGCCCACTGGATAATTTGCCTTTGGAGTTGAACTGGTCGAGTAAGGATTGGGCGAATCCCAAGTCCTTTCCGGCTACCTGTCCAGCGTCTATCGCATCGTTTAGTGCTTGTATGTCGGGGTGTGAGTGTCCTGATACAGTCGTCATCAAGTGCCGTCAGGCGAGGCATTGGCTATCAATGCTTTGTTTTCTGACTAACTCGGATTGTGTATCGAGTGGGCTGGATTCCGAAGTTGCAGTCATGCCTTCACCTGCCTGATGAGTGAGCATATTTTGGAATCCTGTGAGTAGCGAATTGGGATGCACTTTCTCACGCCACAGTTCTCGCACAATCCGAGTTAGGATTACTCCGCAAATGGGTTGCGCTTACGCTCGGCCATCCTTGCCTCTCTCTCGACTCTTGCCTCTGCTCTGCGAGCATCGTCTGCTCTGCGCTTCTGCGCTCTATCCCACCTGACCTTGCCGACATCAACACAGGCATCGACAACAACCTGAATCACTGGGTCGTTTGGATTATCAAAGTGGATTGCCCATTGGAATCCACGCTTGGTTAAATCGACATCATCAATTCGGATATCATCAGCCGATACAGTTGGTCTGATTATCGACCATGCATCTTCCTTAATCCAAATGGATGCACCACCACCTGCTGACCCATAGATTGCCGCGATTCTTTGGTATGAACCATCAAGGGAGATTGCAGTGTATTTGACTGCCCCAGCCCTCTTGTCATCACCCACACAATCATGTGCATGGAATGCGTTCATGATGGCTGTCTTTGTCATTGCCTTAATTTCTGCTTTTGTGTATTCACTCATTGCTCTCAATCCTTCCCTGATATTCCCACCGTTATGAAGGAATAGGTTTCTGAGTAATTTCCATCATTGAATAATTTGCAACATTTGGTGCAAGCAGATTCAGAACCCAAACGCCGTTTTCGATACACCACCTGATTGCAATTTCGACATTTGTATTTCAGAAGTCGCCCTGCTCGATATTCATGTTGCTGAATCTTCTTCACGAACCTCTTTCGATGAGTCAGATATTCCTCATATCTCCACCAGTCTTTTTCGACATCTCGGAACTCTCCACGATGACCAACTTCTGCGCCCAAAGACAGGTGCAACAATTCATGGTGCAATAGACCCTTGAGAAGCAAAGGATGAGCATAGTCAAAGGCGAGTTTGTGAATGGATAGAGTTGGTGGATTGAAGGACACCGATGCGAGTGTTCTCACTGTTCCTTTCTTGAGGTATCGAAGGCGAAGCCACTTCGTTCCATGAGGCAACCCACCGAAGATATCGTTTCTTTCGATTCGGAGTTCTCGATAAACTTCCCGAAGTCGAATCAAATCCTCAACAGAAATTGGATTGGTAAGTGTCGAACTCGACATCATCATTCACCTCCATCTGAGATTTCCACGAAACTCTCGATTGCAAAAACTTCGATGTTTTCACCAACCCTTCGATATGCAAAAGTCAGACTTGGGTTGGCAAACAGAATAATCTGCATTTGCCTTCCAAACTCAAGTGGGTTCATTGACGCTGGGAATGTCCACTGGGGGTATCTCACAATACGAGTGGAGAATCCCACCTATATCAACTACGAAATGAACCGGATTATCCCATCTGCAATGGCTGTTTTCAATTCAACAGTATCACAGATTCTTCCTTCCTTAGTTGCACCCACTGGAAGAACCGCATAGAGCAGAGCATCTCCAAACACTTCCATCGTCAGATTTGTTTCGTTATCGACAGTGCCGTTGACCACAAATATGTAGTCAGCCGTGAATCCATTATCGTTCTCAATTCTCTTGTCTATGACAGTGCCATTGAACCATTGACATTCACCATCTTCCCAAAAAGGAACTAAGTGGGCTGGCAATGGAGGCATGAGAGATGCCATAGTCAACATAACCACCGTCATGATAACACCAATTTTGCCGAAAGCAGAAGCAACAGTATTCCTCGACACAATCACAGACGAGAATGTGTGGTTATTGTCTGAGTTGGTTTGGTGGGATGAGGGGGCTTATGAACGGGAACAACATACCCTGCAACCGACCCCCTCACCCCGTATCATTAAGATGTAATCCGGTTGCAAATTGAACTGGTTAGCCCACCTATATCAACGATGTTGTAGGGTGAACCTGCGAGTGTTGAAGTCTGTGTAGGCATCATAGTCAACTAACCACTTCGATACATCCTCATCTCGATTCTTGACGGCCATGTTTCTAACCGATACGGAATAACCCATCACCTCAAACATTTGAGTCAGTTGAGCAACCAACTGTGGAGTTCTCTCCAAAGTCAGTAAATGGGTTCGATTGACGATGTTATCCGATACGAACCACATTTCGTTTTCAGGCATCTCAACGAGCAAGAAGCAATCAACCACAAAACTCCGAATTATGATGGGTTTTTCACATAATCGTTCCGAATCTGAATAAAACACCTCAGAGAGCGTTCTTGTGTCCAGTGGTAGGTATTGACCTCCAAACGGAAAGACGCGCTCTATGAGGCTCTATTTGCACAAATCTGACTATTTCCGTTCTCATACGACATTCGGGGATATCCGAGTGGAATTGAGTTCCCAATATCACTAATGGAACTGAGAGTATATGAACTTCGCAAAAATCCTGAAAGTCGCTTTTTGGGTGTCGAACTCGACATCGACTTTGATTGTGAGATTACAACTGGTGACGACAATGTTGCTATCGGAGAATAAGCGGGATGAAATCACAACTGGAAATGAAAACATCGCTATCGGGAATTAAGCAGTTCAGACTACGAGTGGTTCTAACAACTGGAGATTACAATGTCGCTATTGGTCAAGAAGTAGTTTGAGATTCCAACTGGAGATTACAATGTCGGGATGGGGAAGGAATCGAGGTGTCGAACTCGACAGGGAACATCATGATTTTTTCTTGGATTTTTTCTGATTCTTTTTCTCAGGAATCGCCCATTCTCCTTTCATCGGTTTTTCCATCTTCAACCAATAGTCGATATTCTGTTTTGATGCCCACTTCAACGAGAGCGACAAATCGACATTTCTCGATGTGCAATCACGGTGGAGTTTCTTCCAAAACTTCTCGGACTTCCGAGCCTTCCTTAGAAGTCGCTCAAGATTCCTGATTCTGTCCTTGCACTGAGGACAGCATTGATTCTGTTTGGCCGATGATTTCGACAATTCTTCTCGTTCCTTCTCGGAAGGATTTCTTATTCCATCGGTCATAGGTAGCCTCTATGTTCAGGTCGTATCTGAGTTGGAGCATAATCCTTGTCCATTCTCCGACCTTAGACATGACTGTTTGCTCGCTTTGGTGGACTACGATTGGTGGAAGGTCATCATACCTCACACCAGTTGGTTCTTTGAGTTCGCCCCAGTCATCTCGGCGTTCTCTGACCACTGTTGGGAACGCAGGTCTTTCGACCAACATCCAATCTTGCTTATGCTCCGCAAAGGGAACGAAATAGTGCTTCTCCCAAACCATGAATGGCGGAACTGGACAGAGCCGTTCCCGATTGAATTGACCAGCAGTCACATCGACAATGAAGAACTCCGTTTCGACTACCACATGACCTTGATACCCACCCTCCTTCATACTGACCGTATCGTGTCCACACTCGGTCACATAGGGTGCAGGGCATCCCCTTGATTCAAGGTCGTCTAATTGAGCCTCGACTTCATCAGTCAACTCATCTCCCCCATTCCAATTTCCAACAACGACCTTGCCCATCTCGTTCCATAGGAAAACATCGGAACAGACGAGTTTGGAATTGAGATTGTGATGCTTCTTCAACAGCATCTTGAACACCTGAGATTCCTGAATGCAAGAACCCACATTTGCATGGCCTGACATTTGGTGATAATTGAACAGAGATTGGAACACATCATTGATGGCTAATTTCTCATTCTCCTTCCTCTTGAAAGTGAGTTTCTTCTGTTTGAAATTAGCCATGATATTCAACTCCATCAACAGTGGTAGTTATTGCAGTTCAAACAGATGGCAATTTGCATTCTCTCTGAACCAACCCAACCCCATCTCCAAGACAAAACCTTGCCTTGATTTGAGGCGCAATAACATCTCATATCCAAGATGCCTTTTTGCAACACGATTGGAGTGGTATTCTGAAATCTGTTCCCCGTTGGAAGAAATGATTCTCCATCGAGATGAGTTTCTCTGAATTGGTTGTGGTTTCGGATTGGTTGGAGTGGTTTAGGGCGTGTCGAGGTCGACAGGTGAGAATCAAACAAATCATCGAATCCATCGTAGCCCAAAACGGATTGAACATCTTTCATGAAATCAAAGAATATGTGCATCTCAGGAATCGCTTCTGTGTAGTGAACGAAACAATTTTTCCGACTTGATTTTTTGATTACTGTCGATTGCTCTTTCCATGCACAATATAGAGTATGGGTATTGATGATGTGTTTCGACTTAGTTCCAGTTGGAACATTGGTCTTG